TCTTTATCTTTTTTATACATAATAAAATCATCTAGAACCTTACCATAGTGATTAACCATACTTTCTACTTGAGTTAATGTTGCAGCCATCTGATTCATAATACCCATTATTTGTGAGTAAGTTAGTTTCTTTTTTGCTTTTATTGCCATTATACGATACTCCTCATCGTTAAGTTATACGTAGTATTTCTTATTAAGAAATACGTAATTAATTTTACGGTATAGTTATACGTTAAATAAATCCCTACATTACTCATCTTCTTTGTCCGCTTTAATCCCTAATCGTTCATTCATCATGTTAATTCGGTCTAGTATCTGCATTTCTGCTGTCATGTAATCATAGATCTTCATAATTCTATCTGAAAAATTTTTAGAATTAACTCTTATCCATTTTCCAGATTTTTTATCGTAAACTTCCATTTCTCTTCTTTTCTTTCTAGTCATCTACAAAAATAAAAAGAAAATAGGTAAGAAGTCAAGTTGAAAAATTGCTTTAGAATGGATGCACGAGGTATATGGTAAACCCTACCCCCTCTAAAAGGATATCGGGGGTGGAGCATTTTCGTTGAAAATACTCATTAGGTTACACTTGTCTACCAAGTGTATGGCTGGTAAAGGTGCATCGTGTATGCATAGTGACGCATACATCGTGCACAGTTTTTTTTAATTCAACAGCACAGTGACAAGAAATTTATCGTATTGATGATTCTTTTGTGATAGGTGCGAACATTCTAGAATGGTAGGTGCACATCGTGTGACAAGCACATCGTGTGCATCCTTCGCATCTATACACAAAGACTCATCACGCCTTATATATATTAATCCATACATCATTCATTATGTATTGTAATGGATTAATGTATCTATTTATCGTTTTGATTATTCTTTTTTGTAGGTATATAGGAATAATCAACTTCATTCACCTAAACCTACTATATCATACCAAAGGAGGTATCTGATGAAGAATACATTTTCATTCAAATTAGACTGGTATGAGTTCAAGAAGAAAGGTTTACCGAAGAGCGTAAACCCTTCACTTGAACTCAACGAGGTTATTGTTGGCTTGTCGCTTATGATAGACAGAGTCCGACAATACAACAAGGACACAGCAGAGGGAGCACCTACTAGCAAGTTATCACACTTGTTAGGTGTCCCTGACGCTCCATTGTATCAAGAGGAAGATATGTGTCCTTGTTGTAGTTGTATCCCTTGTGTGGAAGATTACATTATGGAAACTCACTCATAATGTCATCTTATTGCACAAGTGATAAGTTCATCTTCTTCAACACCAAATTGGTTGACAACATCGCATTTCATAGTTGGTTCAACAACCGATTTGGTGTTGATTTAGGGACTATCTCAAACAAAGGACAAAGATATGAGATAGTCCACAAGAAGATGAACTTTAAGTATATGTATGCGATTTATAAGAATGTTGTGTGTTAAGCACAGCGTTCTTATTTATCGTTTTGATTATTTTTTTGTTAACGTAAATACTACATCTCATAGGGTGCGGTATTTACATAAAGAAAAGGAGTAAATACCTATGAATTTACAATCCAAACTAAAATATGGTTTCTTCAAGAATCCAGAGTTGCATCTCAACGAAAATGGTGTAAAGCCAAAGTGGAGTGAGTTGTATATGTCTGATATTGCAGAGGCTATCAAGAGTGCCAAGGACAGTTCATTTGACGTTCTTGACGACAATGGAGAACCTAACAACAAGAGAGTTGTGTTCTTCATTCAGAAAACTCACAACAAGGTGGTAATTCCAGAGTTTGAGGGTAAGGTTGAGAGCATCATCCAGACCTTGAACGAATCCAACCTGGATATGTCGCCAAGTGAGCCATTCGTTGACCCGAAGACCGAAGAAACAAGAGTTTCCTACATTGTTCATCCAATAGCGGGTTCTTCAACATTGGAGCCAGCGAACTACTAATCTAGTTTGTTGCATTGTTGTGCGGTAGGTTCTACCTCTCCTATCGCACAACTTCCTTCCAAGAATTAACTTTAAAAAACGGCAAAACCGAGATATATGTCGCAAAGTATATGCGTTAATGATAAGTATATACAAAATATCTCATAGCAATATATTCTAGATACATATTATGTAGATATGTTCAACGATGCATCGTTGTCCGAACTTGTAATAATGTGAGTTGGCGGTAATTCGTCACCATAATTATTATCATCCTGAAAAGGCAGTTTAATCGTGCGTAAGCCATAATCTACATAATATGTGTTGCTACAATTTAAAATTACTATTAATTAAAAACGGAGAAATCGTGAAAAAAACAAAACAAATGATAGACAAAGAAAATAAAAAATCAAAAGCAGAGAAATTAAATTATATCTATGAAGAGAGTAAAAAAGAATTTGACAGAAAAGCATCGTCAAAGGAACAATCCTATGCTATTTACAAAAATAACATCTGGATTAACAAAAGCGCACAAGACTTAGACGAGTATTTAGAATTAAAAATGTTGCAGCTTAGGTGTGAAACTTCATGGAATTGGCTAAAAAGTCCTAAAGATATACTTATTACTGAAGACGGAAATCTAGATGAGATAACAATGTTTGGTGAGTTTAATGAAGAAATGGATTTAATTAAAAATGAAATACAACTATGGAAAAATAGCCTGGAGGATACCAATGAGTGAATTAAGCAATGTAGTGTTAAGAATAGAAAAAATAGATAACATAGAATATTATGTTCTCTACGATCGTGATAAAAATATGCCATTAGGTAGAATGCCAGTAGACTGTGAAATAGGATTAGTTAAAGACGAAGAAAAACTAACACCAATGGAAAGAGCAGTTTACGACATATATCAATTGGAAGCTGAAATAATAAATAATCCAGACGATGGTAGCTGGGAAGGTAGGTAAAAGTGAATAAAGAAAAAAGAGAATCAAAAAAGTGGAATGCATATAGTTTATTAAGACTAAACAAATGGACATTAAATTCAAGCACATCCACATCAATAATAAATCTAATACAATTACTAGTAATAGTAAGTAAAAAGGTTACAATGTTATTATCATTAACATTAAGCGGATTAGTAACAATACAACTAATGGATTATAAGCATGACATATTGGCTGATAATTTCGCATTAAATATTACACCTTATAGTTATGCAGTTATGACATACTTCATTACATCATTAATATTCTTTGTAGGAATATACATTATAAAGCAGTGTATATTAGAAAGACACGGACTATTAACAATAAAAAGTTGGAATAAATGGATAAACAGATGAGTGGTATATGGATAGCAGTTCATTGGCCTGAAAGCCAAATATATATGGATAGTAAATATCCATTAACCCTGACGCATTATGATAGTGCGTCAATAGTAGACGTTGGCGTTGGTGCAGTTTTAATACCAATTGAATATATGGAAACAAACAACGCAAAAATACTTAAATATGTATATCAGCAGCTAAAAAAAGGCGGAAACACATACAAAAAAGATGTTCCCCTAGATGGCAGCAGAAATCATATTAAAGACGCATTAGAAGAATCAGTAGATCTCGCTGTATATATATCAGCACGATTAATAGAAATAGAAGAAAAGGAGAAAAACGAGAATGATACGAATATTAAAAAGACTTCTCAAGAAGAAGCCGACAATGAATGAATTTAGTCCAGCAATCAAACAAGAGGTATTCTTTGCCATGTTTGATAATGGAACAATATTTGTAGATAGAGAACTAACAATGCAAGACTTCTCTGAAAAACTACAAAAAATAGAAAAAGGCATCACTAACAATAACAATTACGGGGAGGCGTAACCATGGCAATGAATATAACATTAAATAATAAAAGAGAGTATGACAGTAAAACCAAATTTGGTAAAACTTACTGGGACCAACAAGTAGCCATAGAAATTCTTGAAAAAGCAGAAAAACTAGAACTTGCTAAAAAACAAATGAAAGAAATAGTTTTAAACTCTGATATCAGAAAAATAGAATTTGATATTCAAGGTAGTGGCGATGATGGTGGTATAGAACAAACGTTGCTATTTGATTATAACGGAGAACAAATAGACTCTAATTATAATTATACAAGAGTTACAATACCTACAGAACATAGTCCTGGTGAAAAATGTGTTACTAAACCATATATACACCATTGGAACTCCGATGATATAAAAAATAGATACACAGTTCCAGAGGGATTAGATGATATAAGTAAACATATGATGACTGGAAGAATAATATCATCAGAAGCACTATACGATGGTAATGGTAAGAAACTAGGAATTGAATACTTTATGTATAGAGAAAATGAAAATGAATATCCTGATGCTTGGCCTTGCTGGGGTGGAGAAGAAAAATGGAAAAATGAATTTCCTAAAATTGGA